AAATGATACCTTAAAAGGGCGTCCCATTGTAGCCCTGGATTATTGTCTACGTCTAACTCTTTTATTTTAGCGTCGTAAAAATTAGCCGCTCGAAAATCTCCGAACTGATGAGCTAGTGTTAAGTCTAACCCCTCTAATATTTTTACAACTTTGTTACGTTTCCCGTTTTCGGCGCTATAATCTCAACAAGTAAAGGAGCCGCCGAGCGTAAAGCGTTAAAATCTTTTATAATTTCCTCTACGTCTACCGTCCCCCCAACTGTTAAGGACCTTAAAAATAGCTCCGCCGCCTGTAGCTCGTCTTTTTCCATAATCTTAGCCCCGGCGCTATAAGTAACGCGGTCTAAGGATTTTAAAATTAACGTTTCTTCGCCCTCTCCCGTTGGAATATCCAGGCGGTAAATTGTGCCGTGTTCCGCTTTTAACTTTTTAATTTCGTCTTTTTTCATGCTGTTATAATTAAATGAAATGTAAAGATAGCAAAAAACCCCGACTTTAAAAGCCGAGGTTTAAACACATGAAAAAATCAAAAATCCCCCTACGAAAAAAGATTATCTTTAGTTAGGCGTTCCACTGAATATGCGAAACCGCTAACTCTAATTCTGCTACTACGTTAGAGTCACCCTCTGAGGCTCCTCCTGTAGTGTTTTTAAATCTGCAATTTTTTAAAATGTCCGTCTTTGGAGCGCTCGCCTCTGGTACGTAAGAAACTGTAATATCAAATTCTCCGATATTTTGTAACCTGTTACCCGCTGCCGCTTCAATTAATGAGTTTAACTCGGCTCTGTCTATTGTAATAGTTGCCTCGCTCTCAATTTTGCCTAGTCCTCTCGATACTGGGAACCTACCCGCGCCGAAATTTTCCGTCACTTCCTGAGTATCACTGTAAGATACTGCGGTAATCCCCGCAACTGGGGAACCCGCAATAGTTACAATAATATCCGCGTAAGCGTAGGCCTGTCCGTTTACTAATGGTGTAAAATCTGCCATAATTTAATAATTTTATAAATTTGGAACGAATCCAAGGTTAATAACTATTTCTCTAGCTACTCCAACTGGCACCAACTTAACTGTTATTTCTAACTGTCCGCTAGTTACTACGTCCTGAGCCGCGTTAATAATAACCTCGTAAGCGCTTAATTCGCCGTCTGCCTCCATTTTAGATAGTGCTACGTCGCCAAGTGCTTTAAAAGTCTTAATTGTGTCCTCTCTCAAAGTTCCGTTCTCGTTAACTCTCAACGGGCTACCCAATTTAGGAACTATTAACGTTCTTAAGTTTCTCGTTGCCTTGTCTATTGTTCTATTATTCTCAATAGTTGCTAAGTCGTTAGTAACCGCTACCGAAGTATATGAGTCGCTGTTAAAAGTGTTAGAAAATCCAACTTCTTTAACTAGGAAAATATATCCTTTGTCGTCGATTGCCTCAACTAATGCCGTAGCCGCTGTGCTTACTAAGTCGCCGTTAGCAAATGCCGGAGTGTCAAACTCTGTCCCGTCTGTTACCATTGGGAATTTTTCATAGTAGCTAATTGACTCGTTAACGTTTGCGTTAGATACTGCCCCAAGCTTAGCCCCTAAGTCTGTTACCGACGTAGAAGTAGAAACAAATAACGCCGCTCCTTTTCCCGCTCCGTCTTGTCCAATACAAACAGAAACGTTAGGCGCTGTTAAAAGTCTTTGATCTGATAAAGTAGATAAATCACTAACCGCGCTAATATCTCCTCCGTAAAGGATACTCAAAGGCTTAGACTCTCCTTTTAAGGTAGTCGCTACCGCTTGTAACGCTGTTACCTGAGCGTCTGCAAATGCTGAGCCTACAAAAAATACGCCTACTTGTCTAATAGTTCCTAATGCCGTGTTTTGCAACGTCGCAACCTCTAAGAAGTCCGGCGCGCCTACTGGCTCTGCAAAATATCCTAACCATAACTCGCCGCTTGGCTGTTTCTGGAAAAACTCTCTAATGTGATACCATTCTACGCCATGGTCCGCGCTACCTTCGATAATTCCTAAAGCCTCGGCCTCCTCTAGTGAAAATATAGTTTTCACTCTGTCAGATACGCCAAAACCACTAGGTAAAGTATCGTTATAGAACACTAGCCCGCTAATGTGATCTTTAGACGCTAAGGGCGTCCCTAAACCTGCGGTGTTAATGTTAAAAATAACCTTATTTAGTGCCATTTTTTACCTTTTTTTTAGGTTTCTTAAATTCTTTAATTGTTAAGCCATTTTTTTCCGCGTGTCTTAGCGCGTAAGGATATTCTAAAAAGGCTAACCCGTCGGAGGTCATAAATACAACCTCCGACTTGTTAAAATACCTTTTTGCTAATGTCTCTAATTTAGAGGGCATTATTAAACTCCTTGGATAAGTGAGTAAATCCCTTTCTCGTCAGTTCTTGAAGCTGTTCCGCCCGCTCTAACGCTAGCGTTAAAGATAGAACCTAAATAAAGAGGGTTGTCAATATCCGCGTAAACTTTAACCGAACCTTCCGCACGTCTTACCATGTTGTCCGCCCATGCCATAATTGCCAAGTTGTCGTCTACTGCTGTAGCCGCTCCAACCGCTTTTTTAACTCCGGAAACGTCGTGATAAACTGCTTTACTTCTCTTAAACACCTTCATTCCGAAAATTTCCCCTACTTGTCCGTCTACTACTGGTTTCTTGTTAGAGTAATCGAAATTAATAAAAGAGTCAATTTTCAACAATTGAGCGTATAACCTCGCGTCTACTAGCATGTTTCTAGCACCTTCCGGTACGTCGTCAATATCGAATTTAATAGCTAAGTCGCTCAAATCCTCTCTAGTTAACGCTTTTCTTGTTCCTGTTGCACCTGGTGCCAACGCCGAACCGTCCGCCGTTCCTGTAGTAAATGATTTGTTAACCGTTTGAGTCGTTGCCCATGAATATGCAATTTCGTCCGCTATTCTAGTGTTTAACTCTCTAGTGTGGTCTTTCAAAATGTCCATTCTTTTAGAGTAGTTAGTTACGATTTCGTTAACGTCCTCAATATGGATAGCGTCTGTAGCGTATAAATCTACGTTGTACGTCTTAACGTCGTCTACTCTTTGAGACGGTGTTAAAGGAAAAGAGGAAGGGTTAACCGTTACTCCTGGAACTGCTCCCGCTTGTGGAACCTCTACGCTTCCAAATTTCGCGCCTATGTTTCCGTCAACTTTAGACTGTTTGTAAAATTCGTTTTTAGGAAAAAGGTTTTCCTGTAAATCCTTGCTAAAAAGCTTAATAATTTGCTCTGCCATTTTTTTTAGTTATTTGTTTGTAATTTTTTTATTTAGTTCTCTAGGTACGCGTTAAACAACTCGTTAAATTTAACCTCGTCCTCGTTTTTCATTCTTTCTAATCCTTTTGGGTCCTCTTGGCTCCACTTTTGAAAGTCCCATTCTTTACGCTCATTAACTACCTCGTCTACTACGATCTCGTTATTAAGGTCTACCGCCTTAGCGCTTGAACTAATACCGCTTAAAAGGTTTTTAGTTGCCTCTAAATCGTTAGTAGCTTGCTCGATCCAATTAGTTTTGGACTCCTCTTTAATTTGTCCCGACTTAATAGCGTTCTCAATTAATGAAGTAGCCGCCGCCTTTTTCATTTCTGAAATATTAGCCTCTAACTCTGTAGTCTTAGCCTCTAACTCCTCTAATTTAGTCGTCTTAGCCTCTAACTCTGTAGTTTTAGCCTCTAAGTCTGTAGTCTTAGCCTCTAACTCTGTAGTCTTAGCCTCTAAGTCATTTTGTAAACCCTCTATAGAGCTAACCATTTGGTCCTCTGTAGCGTTTTCTAGTTTTAAAATTTCGCTTAATTTGCTCATTTCGTTGTTATTTGTTAAAAAATTATTTGCCATTTCGTATAGCGTTTCAATAGTATTATTAACCGCTAATGTAGGTTTTAACCCTTTTGTTACTTCGATCTCATCGAAAAACCCTTTTTGTTTAGCCTCTAACGCTGTTAAAACGTTTTCCCCCTCTAACATTGCGCTAACTTTGTCCTCTGGTAGGTCTGTTTTAGCGCTAATCATAGTTTTTAAAGAGCCTAACATTTTGTTTAACAACTCCTTTTCTACCGTCTTCCCCTTTGGGACCTGTGGCCCGTGGCTATGAAACAAAGCATAATCTAATATAATACGCTTGTCGCCCGCCTGGGAAATGATCCCCGCCATTGATGCCGCTAAACCTATAACTCTGGTAGTTGTTTTTAAAGGAGCGTCCTTTATAGCCGAATAAATAGCGAATCCCTCGACTATTGAGCCGCCGCCGCTGTTAATGTCTATAATAACTTCCTCTACTCCGTTAGCTGCTAAAAATTCCATTTCACGCCCGAAACTCTCGCCGTTTATACCGTTATCACCTCCTATAGGCTTACGAATAAACATTTTAGCGGTATTTTGACCGCTAATAAAGTTCGTTATAAAGTTAAAATTTTCCATTTAAACACTAAAATACTTAACTTTAACGGGTTAATTTTGTACTTTTGTAAGTAGTTGGGCTAAGTTGGTCCACTTAAAAATTAAGTTATGAGTATTAAAATAGAGGTTAAATGTTGGATACATGGACGGCGTAGAATGTTATTTCAGAAATTAAAACAAAAAAAAGAGACCTCTACGGCCTCCCTTTTACGTGAAATATTAGATTTCTATTTTGAAAACCACCCGACTAAGTAATATTTAAAAAGTCGTTGTTATACTGATATGTAGTTGGTAAAGTTGTGTTTCCTAAAACTACCGCGTTAACTTGTATCTCATAGTTAACCCCAGGCCAACCGCCCGCCGGTTCTCTAACTACTATATCCCCGTTTAAGTTAACCCCTATAGAGCTAGCCTCGAACGTTACCGGGTTAGAAGGACCCCCAAAAAGGTTAATAGTTCCTAAGCTGTTAACGTTGTAAGCCCCTAATTTACATGGTAAAATAGTGGCCGAAACCTGAGCCGCTGCCTCTATAACTATAGACCCCCTAACTTCTGTTGTTCCGTCCTTATTTACTTTACTTACAAAATAAGGTAAAGAACTACCCAATGAAAAGTTAGCGTTTAAAGTAGCGCCTATAAAATTAACCTCGCTTAACCTTTCGCCAAATTCCGCAATATTTAAAGCGCTTTTAAGTGTAAAATAATCCTCGCCCTTAAATGAGTCGTTAACGCCTATTTGCAAAACTATAACCTCGTCTACTGCCGTTATAGCTGTCCCCGCTTGTAATTCTAAGCCGTTCCCAGTAACCGCGCCTAATTCAGTAATAACCGCGTAGTCTACTAAAATCTCTTTACTAAACCCGTCGTTAAATACTCGGTTAGTTCCTGTTAACGCTCCCTTAAATAAATAAAGTAGCCCAGGAGTCGCGCCCGTAGCAAAAGATCCCCCCGCAAAGTAGCAAACCTCCCCGCCACTTAAAATATAACCCTCGTTAACTACTGGGTTAGCCGGGTCCGTATTGTCATACTCGCAACCGGACAAAATTAAACCGTTTTCGAATTGTTTTGAGCTTGTCGCTCCGTCCCAGGTTAATAAC